TTACTCAATATTGTCATCGTCAACATCGCTTGATAAAGACGCATCTTCATGTCGAGCAATACGGCGAACAACGTCACCTAATGAAATAGTAAGCTGATTGCCTTCCAGCTTAGCCGCCAAATCCAATAAAACCAAACTGCGACGATTTGGGTCGCCTTCAACCACTCGCTCAAAGTCTGATATCTCTGTAACAGGCTGCCGTACGTACTTTTCAATAAACGCCGCCATAGTGTCACCGGCTTCATTCTCAAGATGGCGCCAGGCGTCATCGCCGATGTAACACTCACCGCCAACCCGCCGATAAGCAGCTTGAAGATCTGTTAGCTTACTATTCTCTGTCGGATCTAACACAACCAGCACGGGCTTCACGCCTGAGGCCTTACAATCCTCTGCAAAACTCAGCTCTTCAGCAAAACGTCCCTGCCCACTCGCCGCGATAGTGACTCGTAATTTCAGTTCATATGCAAGAGGTTCACCGTTAGCCCCAACCTTCCAGCAATCAACTTGTCGTCCTTTAGAAGGATCACCTCGTCGATGAACGACCTTCTCCCTAGCAGACATTGGTTCTCCACCAATCGCTGAGGCCAAAATCGGTTCGAAAAGATAACCCGTTTCTTGAGCTGAACGGTTATCTAAATCGTAAAAAAATTTACGCCAAGTGAGCCAAGAGGCTAGCGCTTCAGCCGGGAAGTCTGGACCGAACTCCATCAAAGCACGGGGCGATACCTGAACCATAGTAGGAAGAGGCTGTCGCTCCAGAATCAAGCCATATTTTCTTCGCCGCTTATGCAGCTCCATCAAGCAACGTAGATAGGTCGAAAAATCCTCATCAACTGATTCCCCTTTTTCAAGCAAATCTATTAAATCATCTGGCAGTACTTCAACCTCAGTCGATTTAAACCAATCAAGACCAAGGGCGTAATAATCATTTTCAGGATAAATACGCGGCCAAATACCCGGAAAATCCGCCTCAAAATCACCAGCCTTCCCAATATCTCTTGCAACCAATACGATAATTTTCGCAAGCTCGGAAGGATGCATTACCGCAGTCATTGTAGCAGTCTTGCTTATGGTTAATAGCTTAGTTAAGCGCCTCGACTTTTCAGCGCTAAGTCTACGTGGCTTAGTGACCATAAAGATTCATCCCATCCTGCAATAAAGCCGACAATAGAGCTTGGGTTTTCTTAAGAGCAGGGCTCATCCCTGTTGACTCTGTAAGTGAAAAACCAAGCAAGCGGGGACAATCAATACTACGGAGTGACTTCATACCTCCGCCATATTGACCATCAACATTTTGTATATGCTGAGCCAGCATGAATGCCGCCATTGGAGGAACCGCATTCCCAATTTGCTGTATAATACTCGCAGCATTACCCTCCCATTGATAATGGTCTGGAAATGTTTGAATTCTCGCGCACTCTCTTAAAGTTAACGGCCTGTGTGAATGAGGGTGGATAAACTCCCTGTTAGCTGCACCAGTTATCGTGAGAGCTTGAAGATCACCATGCAAACGTTTAATACCTGCTGGAGAACCACCTCGTTTTTCAGTAGGCGTTCCATCAGAAACCCGACGATTTGCACGTCGCTTGAAACTCTCATGCCATAAATTTTCCGGCAGATCCTTCATAGTCTGACCTGGCCTCAACATTTCAATATGGAACTTTCCAAAATAGCCTCGTGATTGATAATGCTGCGTAACTCTACCTAAACGATTACCTTCTCGCATCAATTGGTCAAAACTACTCTTAGGATCACCAGCAAGATACGGAACAAACTCTCCTTTATCTGTAGCGGCTTCCCCTAGTCCTGCAATAGCTTCATTCAACGTGGGTGCCATCGGCAGTCGCGAGTACTTCTTAGCTTTACCACTATCATATGAGAATAATTCAGGTGGAAAATCAAAATCTATTCCAACCCGATTTCCAATTATTATCACCCGCTTTCTGGTTTGCGGAACACCATAGGCTGCAAAGTTTATCTTTTTGAGTCTAATCGAGTATCCTAGTGCCAGAAACTCATTTACAAGCCTCGCTAAATCCGCACCAGAGCCAGATGTAAGCAACCCTTCCACATTTTCAAAAACAAACCACCGTGGATTTAACTCCCTAACTATCGCCATATAATTAAAAATCAGGCGATTGCGAGGATCATCAGCATTACGTGGCCCCGCAGTACTAAAACCCTGACAAGGAGGTCCCCCAATAATTACAAAAGGAGACGTTCCGCCAGCCATGTCTTTAATAATTTTGGGCTCAACACGACTTAGGTCTAACTGGTGACAAGGGCTTTTCATATTTAGCTCATAGCTTGCACAAGCAGTTGCATCAATGTCGGCACCAAACAGCGGCTTTAATCCCGCCTGCGAAAAACCATAAGAAAACCCACCGGCACCGGCAAATAAAGAGATGGCGACATTACTATCAGACGGATCATTCATTCGTTTTATAAACTCAACATGATGGGCTGCACAACACCACAGTATTTATAAATTGTCGTTCGTGACACACCATATAAGCGAGCCACTTGGGCGACTCTGTTCTTTGGGTCACGCAGCAGCGCCTGTATGTCTAGTATTTGCTCTGCACTCAACTTTGGCCTGCGGCCGCCAGCTCGCCCACGGGCACGCGCTGCAACTAACCCGGTCTGCGTACGCTCCCGGGCCAAGATGCGCGCGAACTCGGCCAATGACGCGAACACATGAAGAATCATCCGACCCTCCATACCGTCTGTCTCGATCTTCTCAGTTAAACTTTCAAAAATAACGCCTTGCAGTTCCAGGTCAGCCACAATCTGCACCAGCTCAGGCAAACTGCGGCCAAGCCGGTCCAGTCGCCAGACGACAAGCGTATCCCTAGCTCGCAATGCCTTTAGGCATTGCTCAAGCTCCGGGCGGGCTGCGTTTTTACCGCCAGCAGTTTCCTCATAGATCGCGTCGCATCCGGCCCGTATGAGTGCGTCACGCTGGAGATTTAGATGCTGGTCATCGCTCGATACGCGAGCATACCCTATACGTTGATTCATTGACGAAATCAGAATTTTGAAAAATTGACGGCAATATTAACACCCAGTAAAGGCATCGACGATCAAAAATCAGCACTACATACAGTGTTCATAAAATCACCGTTTTATGAACACTATCGGTACGAAACCAGTCCAAAACATTTGGCTGATGCCGCTAAGCGGGATGACCGAGCATCCTCAGTTCTCGTGAATTACCATCCAAACGACCATATCACTGGGCAGGCATCGTCGTCTGACTGTGGGCCCGATAGAGTCAAGACTGGTCCGTGGAGGTCAGCAGGTCATCGAGAAGCGGCATAAGAAAACGGCTCCCTGGTATGGAAGCCGTTTTCGTGCGGCAGATTAAGGATCGCTCAACCGATCCTTAACTGATTGGCATGACGCTATTGCGCGGATTTATGCATGGTTTTATGCCTGTAGGTGCAAGCCAGCGCCGAACATTGGATCATTCCCACTCGATTATTAACGAAATAAATAAGAGCATGAATAATAAAGTAATTTAATTTCAACTGAATTACATGTACCGTTTTATATACCGTCAACGTTAAAGAGTGTTTATTTTGAAACCACGCCTTGATCCTGCAGCGCCCGAATGTACTCCTGCAGGTAGACCAGTTTTTCCCGATCTTCCTTTACTCCGGCCCTGATACCGATAATGTTTCGTCCAGCAGCTGGAGAGAGTTGGATGGCGGCTGCATTGCCCAGGCTGCTGGCGCTGCGTACTGCGGCGGATGATTGCTCACAGGTTGCAAGTGCGGCGGTGGCGAACTGCACCCGGCGGTGACCAGTACTAACATCAAATAGCAACTTCTCATTTTTGGTTTTTTCATCGTTCAATTCCCGCTGGTGTTTTGCATCCAGTACCGCGATTCGGTTATGAAAATTATGCTCACGCTGGCGCGCCGCTTCGCTGTCGGCTGTCGCCTGGTCAGAAATGGCTTTCAGTGTTTCAGCGTGCTGACTTTTCAGCGTTGCGATATCCGCATCGTAGCCCGTCAATACAATCCACCAGCAGAACGCCGCACCGGCGATCGCACCACCCACAAGCGCCAGTCCTGCTATTTTCCAGCTAGACATAATTCACGCTCCACTTCCCGTCGGTTCGTAAGCCCTTTCCACTCCCGGCCGCCGGCCTTATTCCATCGTAGCAGTTCTTCGCAGGCTTCCGATGTATCGCCGGCATTGAGCTTGCGTAGCATTGTCGAGCGCGTCAGCGCGCCGGTCCCGACGTTATACGCAAAGCTGGCCAGCGCCGCCCGGCGCGCATCCGGCATGGGGACGGTAACCACCTGGTCGATGGTCGAAAACACCGGTTGCAGGTCTGAGCGTAGCAGTGCCTGGCATTCCGCTTCCGTATAAGTTTTTCGCGGGATGATATCCGGACCGGTATGGCCGTAACAGACAGTCAGCACGCCAACCACGTCGCGATACGGCGTATAGCGGACCCCTTCAAAATTTTGGATGAGCGCCACGGCAATCGCCATAGCCCCACCGGTGGCGGCAGTAATGAGCCTGTTTTTAATCTTGCTCATGATGCCCACCCGCTGAATGACCGATGATCTCCATCGCGGAAGTGGTGCCTGCCTTGCCGTTCTGCGCCGCAACCCACTCGCCGATTATCCTGTTTCGTTCGATTTCGGCGGCGGCCAACGCCTGATTTTTACGGGCATTTGACAGGTACGTGAGCACGGTAATAACGGCGGTAAACAGCGCACCCGCCGCAAAGATAATGTCCTGGAATGACAGAGTCGATAAAAGCCCCGTCACCCAGCCCCAGAAGTAAGACCAACCGCCATTGTTAGAATTCACAAAGTCTCTCCATTAGCCCAGCTTGTACCACGTCCAACCAGGAGCAACGCTGTACGTCAGCGCTATAGTGTCCATCGGGTGTAGGATTACCGTTCCGCCCGTCATGCCTTGCGCAGCGCCGTTTCTGCTGATCGCACTGACGTTACCCGCCCAGACGATCACGACGACATCGCGCCCGGTTATGTTTGTCACTGTCGCCCCAGATGCAGGCACTGCCGGTGTGGTAATACCCAACTGGTCGCTCTGGAATTTAATTCCCGCGCCATTAGCCGGGTCCAATAAGCCGGAGGTTTGCGATACATTGGGGTTGATGATCAGGAAGCGATTCGTTGCGCCAACGGGAGCCTGGGCCAAGTACTGAGTCCACAGGCTGAACTGGCACCCGATAAATGTGTGTCCGCCCGAATTGACGGATCCGTTGTACAGCGCGATGTTGATGTTTTCGAAATCGCAACCGATAAAATTATTCGCAAAGGACACACCATTCAGGAATGACACCCCATAGCTCGCATTACCGAAGCTGCAAGCTATGTACGATGTGAACCCGGCTTGTTCAACAACTAATGCGCGGCCCACATTAGTACCTGCACCATCGGCATAGCAGTTGGCTCGCACGTTAATCAGTGAGCACTGAACGCCGTATGCCAGACGCAGGGCCACAACATCGTTGCCGCCGGTTCCACTGTTAAGAAATGCCAAATCTTGCAGGCGTGCGACGTTCAGCGGATCCACGTAACTGGTATTGCCAATCTGACACAGTGTGCCCGTATGCGACGATCGGACGCTCATCCCTTCCCACACCAGATCAAACCAGTCGGCGGATGACTTGATAATTAGCTGCGTGACTCCAGTCGAGGCGTTTGGGAAACGCAGTTCCGTGCGGCCTACGCCGGCGCCGTAAATTTTGATGCCTGTCGCATCCATACTCAGCGTCACAGGGCTGGTGAAATTGTAAATGTGGGGAAGGAACTTGATCGGCCTGCCGCTAGCAAGCGAAGCAGTGAGCACACGCTGAATGGCGTTGTCATACATTGTCTCACCAGACAGCAGATAATCATCAATAACCAGATCAGCATGGTTATTAATCGTTGATATGCTGCTGTTGATTGTGCTGATGTCGCCATTCAGCCCGTCAATATCAGTCTGTACAGTACCGCCGGTGCTGCCAATCATGCCGGCGCCGCCGGGGGTAGCCAGTTGGATCAGCACATCGTCCGCGGAACCCGACACCGGCACCATGACGGTAGGATTACCTGCACCATCAAACGCGGGAATTTTGTTGGCGCGCAGCGCAGCAACAGGCAACGCAGGAATATCGGTATCGGTTACTCGTAGCGCTTTCGCATACAGGCCGCTGTCTCGTGCGTCGACATAACTCTTTGTCGCTGCATCCTGAGGCTGAACAGGGTCCGCAACATTTCTGATGATCTGATTCAACGCATCGTAATACGCGGCGACAATGGACGGCTTTCTCAGCGCCATGCTGTGCCCAGCCCACACCTGCTGTATCAGCATCGTCAGCTTATCGAGCGCATCTTCATGCACTTCAGCAAAGAACTTCCCTTGATTTCTAAGGTCCGTGTCTTGAGTTATCGGTAGCTCTCGCGCGATAGAAATCTGGTGCCCGCTTGCCAGTGCGGCCGCCAGCGTGACGTTGCCGCCGGCATAAGCACCAGCATAAGAAACGGTGTAGTCGGTATTGAGAGTCAGGGTTGAAATATTTTCGTTGCCGTCAACGACCGTAACGTTCAGATCTGAATCATGAAAAATCCTGAAGGTATAAGGGAAAACAGTGGTTGTCCCGTTGCCTGTATACGTGTTGCTGTTCACTTCTGTCGATACGGTCATAGACATTGCTCCTGTTGGGTTAACAGAATTCTATAACCAATAAATTCGTTTATGAATTAAACAGAGGTAAACACGACAAATTATCACCATTAAGGTAATCAAAAGGTAATCAAAATTACCGTGGAAGTAGACACCACGCCATGATACTGTATATATAAACAGTATAATTAGAGGGTTATTTATGGCGCGTGCTTATCATCACCCGGCAGACGATGCCTTTTCTGATCGCATCCACACAACGGCCGGCGTTCGTTCATTGATAGAGCAATCTCAGCTCATGGAACTGCTCACGGAACTGGAGCAAGATGGTCATGACGTCAGCGGGCCCCGCGCCGAGCTGGTAGCGCTGGTGAACTATGTCAGCAGTGCTCACGTATCGATCGGGGATGTGGTCACGCATCTGGATTACTGCGCAGAGCGCATTAAAGGAATGCTGAAGTAGTTCGGCCGTAAAGCGGATTTTTAAGGAAGCGCACTTTTGCTCATCGTCATTAACGCTGATTAACTTTGCATCATTGCTCAAATTTGAGTAGGATTACCCATAAGGTAATTCAACATTTTATTGAATCACCTTATAGAGTAAATCCAGATATGAAGCTGTGCTACATCACGAGGCCATCATGCCACAACAATTACTGAATCCAGCAAAAGTGACTGAGGTTTTCGCTCACCTGAACGAAACCCCGGATAACCGCGCCTTGTATTCGGAACTTGCGAGCGGCAACGAGGTCACCGCTGATGTACGAGCCATTTCGCTGGCGCCCGGGTATCGAATCGTGCGGGTAGATGACCGCAAAAAGGATGAGATTCCTCAGGACCACTTCGAACTGGCTCTGGTCAATGACCTGACAGAAGAGGTTGTCTACTACAACCGAGTTATCATTCAGCCTGATAGCTTCCTGAACTGCCGCCCGGTGACTCAGATTCTGGTGTGGAGAACCCAGAAGCCTAAGCACCGCGCAGTGCTTCACGACTTCGCTGGTATCATTTTCATGAATTATCTGCTGGAGCGATACGACATCATTGTTTCAGACAGAAACCAGACGCATGAAGGCATGTCGTTCTGGCAAGCAAGGATGTACGACGCACTTGCTCTCGGCTTGCACCTGTACGCATACGACATGATTACGTGCGAACTCCGTGAAATGAAAAACGAGTCAGATCTTGAAAAAGGTGAAACGTGGCTATGGGGTGACAAAGATCACTTCCAGAACAGATTGGCTATTATTTCTAAGCATGAGCTACCTATCTAAAAATAAGCCCACACTGTGGGCTTAATTTGTTGTTTACTGTCCTTGTCCGCGAAGATTCCTGCTTGAAAACCAATCAATTAAAGTAGCAATACTACCGAACGTAAAAGTAAGGATTAGGCCGCCAAAAAATAGAGCTCCGGCCTGCCACCACCCCCACCCCCACACATCGACCGCACCAACCATACCGACGATAGACCCCACCAGCGGGATGTAAGCCAAAATGAATGCAACAGGGCCTGCAATAATCCAGTGCAGCCCCCACCATGACTCAAGGCCGGCCATTGTTGCGAATAGCTGGACTAAGCCAATTGCAAAATAAATAACAAACCCAATTATTTGAATCATAATAAAATAAATTACTAACGTTGATGTATAATAAATAAAATAATGATGTCTTCTGGCATGTCGTTTGAATTTATTTTTTATTACATTTAACAGCCTTTAGTGATTCAAGTTGATTAATTCGTGACGTGGACTTTCTCTTAGCCTCGCTCTTTGCCATCCCATTGCCGATCCCAAAGTCACCCAAAAAACCAAGTACAGTTCTTCCGTCAAATTGACCCGTGCTTTCTATCTCAGATTGCACGCTATGAAGTTTTGCTATTTCTTGATTTATCGCGTTGCAGTCAAGAGCTGATGCCTCTTCAGGGGTGACGGCAGGAGACTGAGGATACTGCTTAGTTGCACAGCCAGAGAGCGCTAGTATCGAAATAAAAATAGCAGGAAACATTGTTTTCATAAATGTCCTTTACTTGGAGATTTTCTCTTTATAACTACACCACGCAAAGACGGCTGCAAATGATAATAATCCAAATGAAAAACTTCCACCAAAAAACATTTTTTGAATTATTGCGCCGACAAGAAAAGCTATAGCTATCCATAGATACAGCAATTTTTGTTCCATATTATTTCCCCAACATAAATTGCGATGGCGGGATCAGGAATTCGTTTCCCTGCTCACGCTGCACCCTGCGCCGGTAACGTTCCAGTGAACCCGGATCCAACGCGTCCTGTATTCTGTTCAATATTAACCCATTCATGGCGGTACGCAGCCAGAATACGTTCAGGAATGGCGTGTTGTCCAGAGCCGTGCGATACCAGTCGCCGAGGTCGGCATTACCGCGAGTGGTCTGCTGGAACAGCGTTATGACGGCGTCGGCGTTTGATGCCGCCGGGCCCATCAGTGACGTAACCGGGCCTGCACCCATACGGTTCACCTCGCCAAACATGAAATCACCCAGGATACCCAAACCGCCACCTTGCGACGCTGCTGCAAGGAACGTCTTGGCGTCTGCCGGGCGCGGCGTCTGGCCTTTCAGCATCAGCTTTGACTGCATCGAAACGTAGCCAAACAGCGTCGCCCACACGAACAGGTTTGCCGCCCCCATAAATGCGCCCTTCCCGTTGCGCAGCAGTGCATTTGTCATGGATGCTGTCTTTGACTCACCGAGCCCAGCGGGCGTATAGCCGCGTCCAAACACTTCGCGCCCCAGCACATTCTGCATAAAGCTGGCTGTGAAGGATTTGTACTGGCCGGCAAAGCGTACCGCCTCGCCGACGACGGTACCTGGAACGGTGCCCATCTTCATAAACGCCTGGGTGCGCTCACCCGGTTCGGACATTGCGATGTTAAGACGATCGAGTACGTAGCCGCGCAACTGACCTTCCAGCGTGTCGCGCGCGTCAGCAATCGCCCGATCTGTCGGATTAAGGCCTTTCCCTTCAACGTAGGAGGCGATCACCTCATCAGACACACCACGGATGCCGCTGCTTGTCATGAACTTGCGGCCCTCACTATCAGCCATATCCATGCTGCGATAGATATTCCACTCAGCGTCACCGATACCGTGCAGGTCAAGCACGCGGCGCAGATCTTCCGGCAACTGCGCGTAGCCGTGATCTGCGTTCTTCGCCAACCAGTTGGTGATCATCATGGCGTTGCTGTTGCGCCCGCTCTCAGTCCAGAAATTCATCAGGTTGTATTTAAAGAAAAGCTGCTGAGCCCGCCCCATTTTGCCGGTTAGCGTGTCGTCTCCGGAGATACGACGGATGATCTCCTGCGTCATGGCATCAGAATAAACCCCGATGGATGAGAGGATCTCTTTTTGCTCTGCATTGTTATACCGGGTAAAGCGGCCTTTCATGGCCCCCAGCAGCGCCTGCATAAAGTTCTGCCCCTGATAGCGCATCTCGGTTGCAGAGATCGGTACGTCGTTGAAAGAAGAAATCACCGCGCCGCCCAGCTGAGACATGCGCAGCCAGCCACGAATACCGGCTGACACATTAGCCATGCCCACGCTGCCAGGAATATTCAGCGAACCGTCAATTTGCGGCATGGTGGTCCGGTTCAGGCGCTTAACTTTGGATGCAAAATCAGCCTGCGCCGCCGGTGATGCAGTGCCGCGCAGGTCTTCCGATATGGTATCGGCAAGATACTTGAACATGTTCTGTGGGTTGGTGCCGAGGACGCGCATCATGCCTGTTGTGCGGGCTGCGTTGTTGAGGCCGCCAAACAGCGCTTCCCGCAGGCTGCCCGCGCCGAACTGCTGGTTATACTCATGCCATGACACGCCGTCTTTAAAGTGCAGCACGCGCTCCTGGCTGGCGCGCTTGGCGGCGTTCTGCGAACCTTTAAAGCCGTTCATCCAGTCTGGCTTTTCGGCGGACAAATGTACCCCGGAAGCCAGGCCGTCATAGACATTTTTCAGGAATTTTTCGCGATCGGTGATACCGTCAAAAGTCACATCGTCCAGACGCGGCAGGATAGCGTTTCGCCAGGATTCATACCCGGCAGCGCGGATTTTCAGGATGTCGTGCGACTGGCGGACGATATAGCCAGGCACCTTGCCAACCCATGCCCCGGCCCGGTTCTCATCAATACGCGCCGACTCCTGCCACTTCGAAATGATTTTTGCAGCATCGATTGACTGTTGCGTCATACCGTCAAGCTTTTCTCCACGGCCAATACGCCACATTGCGTCGGCGATCTCACGGTCATTGCTGCCGCTGCTGATGAATTTTACCAGCCCGGCCTGGTCGAAATCGTAGTTGATGCCGGAGTTGTACTTGCCACGCAACTGTGCGACCTCCGAGGCCACAGAACGGCGAGAACCAGTGCGGGCGTCATTGCGGCCTACGAGCATCGCTTCCAGACCAATGTCCGGTCGGTCCTTCCAGGTTGTGCGTAATTCGCCGAGACGCTGTGCCGCAATGCGCGTGTTGATCGCTTTGTTGCGGGCTTCGATAACTTTTGCCAGTTGATCGCGGTTGCTGAGTTCTTCGGCTGCCCGCATTGCCGCCTCTTCGAGCGACAGGGCCTCATTGCCGGCCAGAATGCGGTTAGTCGTATCGTTCATGTCTTTAACCAGTGACTCCATTTCCTGCTCGCTGAGTTTTCGCCCGGCCGCAGCGTTAACGGTCATCTCGCACTGCGTCAAAAATTCATTTGCCATTACAGCCCCCGGTTAATCATGCATGCGGCAAACGCGCGGAATGCCTTGCCAAGTGAATTATCGTTTGCCTCTGCCCTGATGGCAGCAATATTCTCGCGCATCGAGGCAGCCATTTCAGGGTTAGTGGTGGCGATGTCATTAAGCAGCGCGTCACTGATGTTAAATTCATTTTCCAGATCAGCCGTTGCTGATGTCAGCTCATGGTCAGCCTTCTGTGTATCCTGCCAGACGCGATCGGCTCTTTCACTGGCAACCCGACCGCCTTCATCCAGCGCCGGTGTCGGATTCTGGATCCGTTCAATGGCGCGCTGCCGTAATGCCGGCTTATGCAGGTCATAGAATGGTTCTACATCTGGTGATCGCCCGTCCATCATGTGCGCCAGCGCAGCACGGTACGCCTGCTGGTTGATGCTCCAGTCAGCATCGCGAACGGCAGTTGCCGCGGTGCGCACTGCGCCAGCTACCGGCGACATCTGCATACCACTACGAATCTGTTGCGCTCGCTGGTCGACAAGCTCGGCCAGTTCAACCGGGATTTCACCGCGGTCAACCTGAGACTGTTTGCCGCGTGCCTGTTCTGCAGCAGCATTACGTTCCAGCATCTGGTTTATTTCGGCGTTGCGGTCGGTGATCTGCGCCTTTTCTGCTTCGATATCTTTCTGTGCCCGACTGCGCGCCTCCTTGAACTTCAGGCGCTGAGATTGATAGTCAGCGGTGCGCTGCTGGACGGTGGCATCAAGAGCATCAATCTGGCGCTGATTAGTGGCGACCTCAGTTCGCAGATCAGCGACATTATTGATCTGACCGGTCTGTAATTCCTGCTGGCGCGCCAGGTAATCCGGCACGACGTCGTTATATGCCCGGCTGTATGCGTAGCTTTCCGCGTCGCGTGAGATGGCGGCAGACAAATCTGAGTTAGTCCCGCGATCGGGAATGTTGATGCCGGGTGGAATATTATCAGGCGTAACGATGGGCACGGGCTGCGCATCGGCAACTGGCCGTACATCTGGCGTTGCATTCAGTGGAGATTCTGGAGTTACACCAGCGCGGCGAGAGCGAACTACGTCAGCTATCAGGCCGCCGCCGGCATGCATCAGGCCGCCGGCCAGCGTATTAAAAAAAGTGCTCTCCAGTGCATTTCCATACGTGAAGTCGTCGCCTTCCGCCGCTGCAGCCTGGGCGGTAAAAGGAACGGTGACCACGGCCTGCGCTGCGCCGAGCCGTGATCCGGTGGATAATCGCTCACCAAACCTGCCCAGCATGCTGGCGGCTTTTGCTTCTCCACCGAACGGCACCAGCGCCAGCGCAACGTTTCCAGGGTCAGCCATTGATCCAGCAAGGTTTGCCGCAAAGTTCAGCGGCGTGGCAACCCATCCCTTTGGGGCTGACATGGCTATCTGTTGCTTGGCAAGCGCATCCCGGCGCTCATCAATGACGTGATCAAGAAATGACTGAGTTACGCCGGATTCAGGAACGACAATGCTTTTCACGCCATATTCTTTCAGGCGGGTTTCGGCGTCTGACTTGCTGACCATCGCGGCATTATTGTCGTTTGCCAGCATATCAGCCTGGGCAAAGCGGTAGCCGGATATCACCGGGCCCTCGTTAAACCCTTCCTTCAAGGATGAGAGAAGCGATTCACCAAGCCCGGCGGGCGCGTTGCTAATCGGCTGGTTAATCCCCTTCCCTGGGTCATCTGTATAAATTGGCATGTCACCGTCCTGATTGTTGGCCGTTCTGGAGTGTATTGATCAGGCTTTCACGCTGGCTCTCAATAGAATACCCTTTTGACTGCCCGGGCGTGTACGTCACGGGTGATTGGGTGAATTTCACAACCTTGTTCCATGTAGTCCTGTTTGTGGCGCCGAGTTTTGCCAGATCGCCGAATGTGACGGTAATGGGGTTGCCGTTATTATCATTGACCAGCAGGCCATTCATCATCAGGGTTAATCCGGTCTCATTGCTGTTTGTGACCCATTGCGCGTTATCGCGAATGCGGGAAATACTCTGCTCACGGTTAACGCTATCCGACAGGCGAGGATCACCAATTAGCGGAGCAATCTGCTCTGGAGTCAGCGATTTCAGGTACTCGTTAGCGCCATCATTAACGTCGCGAATATCCTGCCCTGCTGTGTTTGGCATCCGCCATGTGCCTTTTGTCTGGTACTGGTCACCGAGGATATCGCGATACGCCTGTTTTGCTGCGTCTCCCGGCGACATGCCGCGCTGCATATTGATGTAAGTGAGCCTTTTCCCCTGCTCATTGAAGTTGTTCCATACGGCGGCACCACCTGGCTGTACAGCCATTGTGCTGGCGAAGTCTTTAGCCTGGTCATTCCACGTTGCATCAGCACTGTCTGCCTCAGGTTTTTCGAAGCTGCTGCGCAGGTCTGGCGTTTTCAGGCTGCGATTCTGCCACAGCGCATTAGCGGCTCGCGGGTTATTTGTCGCCATGATCACCTGAAGCGCCGGGTAAGCGCTCTTCTGTACCTGCTGCATAACCTGATCGGAGTATTTGCCGAACGACTGCGCAACCTGTTGAATGGCTGTGACGCTTGACTCCTTGTTGTTATCGATGCGAGTGATCAGACTGTTAACCATCGAGTCTGGCAATACATCCTTGCTTCTGATCCCAAATCGGTCTTTCTCTGACTGGATGCGGGATACCAGATATTCGCCGGAAGCCTGCCCGTTCTGATATTGCTCGAAGGCGTTCTTCGCTACGGGCGAGTTAACTTGGAGCCATGTGCCCGGGTCGCTCTCGCGCGCCTTCAGCACCGAGTTAAGCTTTGCCTGAGCAGTGGCATAAAGCCCCTGTTTGAATTTGAAATCCGCGTCAGATTCCTGAGGCGCCATAGCCTGAACGGCGGAAATACCCTGCTGCGCCGACCCTTGCATGATAGTTTTATAAACCGGTTGCAGCGTCATGGCCTGCTGGTATTGCTGGAAAGTCTGCTGAAGCTGCATGCGGTCTGACGGGCTGGCTTGTAACGGCATAACCGCGGTCCATTCATGCTCTGTAATCGGGTTTACTTCTTTACCGGCTTCAAGCTTGGACATATCGTCCTGCATGCGGGTCTGTAGTGACGCACGCCCAGCAGCAGCCTGCATGTCGTACAGTCCAGCCATCTTACTCATCATCGCCGATTTGTTCTGCGGGCTCATCGCATTCCAGAACGGCTGATTGATGAGGTTTTCCATTGTCGCATTGCCAGGAATGCCGCCAGCACTACCTGTGACTTTTGCCACATAGTTACGGGTTTCATCGTACGGTATTACCGCGGCGAACTGTGCATTCGTTACAGCTCCAGTGCGTGGATCGCCGAATTGCTTTATCCACCCATCCACAGCGCCGGGTCCGGCGTTATACGCCGCCACCGCCAGCACCGGATTGTTGTCATACTTCTGCATCTGCGCGCCGAAATACGCCTTTCCGAGTTGCACGTTATATCTCGGGTCATTCAGCCACTTATCACGATCCCATGAAACACCAGCAAGGCGGGCGGCCTCAGGGCCAGTGCCTTCCATCACCTGAGCCACTCCAGCGGCGCCCTTAGGTGATACCAGCGGTGCACCATCTTTCCCGAACTGGTTTCCGCCGCTCTCCTGCCATATCATTGCGGAAAAGAGTTGCGCTTCCTGCGGGGTGTTAGTGACTTCAATCTTACCTTCAGGCCCCATCATCTGTTGGTACATCGGGTTATACCAGGCATCGCTGGCCCGGTTAGCCGCCTGCTCGCGCCACTGCACGAAGTTACCCTCAATCTCCTGATCGCTTTGCCCGTGCGCTTTACCGTAAGCGATGATTGAATCCCTGGCGTTGTAGAGTGAAGGGGTGAACATACCGGGCTGCATGGCCTGCTGCGATAACGCTCGCAACGTCCCCTCTTGCATACCAGACTCGTACTGCCTGACCTGCCCAACCTCATGCCGCCCGACCTGCATTGCAAACTGTGTGCGCTGCTGCTGCGCCTGAGCCAGAAATGCCGTTCTCGCCTGCTCATCTGGAAGTCCGCCAGCGATACTTTCAATCTGAGAATCAAGCTGCTGTAGGTATTCACGCCCCTTACCAATCGCGTTTTTCCCCTGAAGGCCGATGAATCCAGTGCTGGGATTATTCATCAGATCATTGCCGATGGCGTGAAGTTGCAGTGACGCATCCTGCATCATTGCCACGTTTGCCCTCTGCTTTGCCTGACCCAACACCCCAGCGTACTGCTCAGACACATTAGAAAGGACATCGCCAAGCTGAGGGCCGTTAAATGTGGAGAAGCCACCCGTCTGAACACCACGGTTTTCAACTTGACGACCTGAAGTCGTTGGTACTACTGGCATACCACCCCCTTAACGACCTGTTTTTGTACCAACGGCCGCACTGATCGGCGCGGCGTTAGACTGCGTGAATGGATTCCACGTACCGCCAAGCATCTGATAAGCGCCATATGCTTTAATCGGGGCGGTCAATAGCGTCTGTGTTACAGCTGAGTTAGCTTGACTCCTTGCCGCATTACCTTGAGCAGTAGCATTCATCGCCTGAACCTGATAACCGTATGCTTCTCGCTGCGCATTATTCACAGTAGTCAGTGCATCAAGCTCACCGAACTGAGCGTTATCACCGAAAACGTCAAGCGCTGACCCCGTACTCAGATCGGCGCCAGTGGCCCCCATAGTTGCAGACGCTGTACCGGCCCGTTGTCGCATTTCACGCCGACGCTGATCGGCTGCAATATTCCCTCTATTGATGGCGTCCTGCGCCTGCCCCTCGGCAATATCTGCGTTTTGCTCTGCAACTGCTGAAGCATATTTACCTTGTTGGCGCTGGCTATATGCTTGCATGGCTGACGCGGCAAGCATCGCCACACCTACCGCTACTGGTCCGCACATTATTTTCTCTCCATATAGAAGCGGTGGAAATTCAGCCCGTGAAGGCCGGTCGGCGCCGGCGATTCAAGCGTAAATCCCAGCCAATGTAGCCACGCTTTAGCCACATGGTTCCGCTCGTCAACATAGTTTTCGAGGCGTGGATAAACAGACAGCATTGCATTGACACCATTCCGGCACCGGCGCAGGAATGCGAACTGATATTTAACAAGATCATCTGTGGCAACCAGCCAGGGAATGCCGACGCCGCCGACCATTGAAGCCGGCGCCACACCGAAAATTGTGACGACTTTTCCTTCTGCTATGCCGGTGCAACTGAATGTGGAAGTGCGTAACCCGGTTTCCAGAACCCGGCGCGCATCCCAGCCATTAATAGCCAGAAACTCATCAATATCAGCCTGGCGGACAAAAGGCAGGATCTCCTCAATATGTTCAACGGTGGCGGGAACAACCTGAGCATTAATCATCAGAACCCCCCTACGGTAAGGCGCGGGATGATGGCAAGCACAGATAGCGGCAACGGGTCTGTCTGGCGAATTTTTACGCGCCCGTTCTTATCCCAGTTGCTGTCGAGCTTTACTTCAACCTTTCCGGTGGCGTCATTGACCGGATCATCGTAGAACTCAAACTCACGCTGAGGATATTCGTAAAACTTACCGCCAGGAGTGCTGGCTAAAATCCCTCTACTGGCGTTAACCACCAGTGTCACTGACGGAATAATCTGTTTCTTATCCAGTAAGGTTTCCTGCCCGTTAATATTGATGTCCAGCGTCTCAAATTCTGCGGTTATCGGCAGTCCGATATGCACCACGGCGCCCGGCGATTCAAGCGTGACAGCGCCGCTGGCAACCACCTTCTGCGGCTCAACGCTGGCGTCTGACAGAATGTTGACGATCTGCCCCTCAAGATGAGACAAGCCGCTGAATGTCTGGCGAGCCATCTGCCAGTTGGTTGTTGCGGTATTGCGCAAGGAGGCCGGAATATTACGGTTTGCCAGCACGACAACAGCCGTTCCGCTGGTGACTGACTGGATATCACACCGGATCTCTTTATTGACCAGATCACCATTGCCGTCGGCTTCTGTGTATGGCAGCTGAATTTGCGCGCCAACATCGTCACTTGTGAAATAGCTGCCGCCCGTGATGGTCAATGTATATGCCTGCTGGTAGCTCCAGTCACCGCTACCACCGGCCAGCGCAACAGCACGCGCAGCGCTGGTATTTCTTCCGTCATAGCTCAGACCACTATCGACAAAAAACGCATCTTCATCAGTGGTAAAAGCTCTCGAAGACAGGCGTTCGATGTAGCGTACCACCTGCCCATTGATCGTGCGGTTAACCACGAAATACACCGCATCTTCATTGTCCTCGCTAATACTGCAGGTGCTTTCGTATTTACCTGCGCTTGACTGCGGGGCCCATGCAAACACCTGCTGCTCGCGCAAGTAGGTCATCACCAACAACTTACCATCATTGCGCACGCAGAAAGCGGCGGAGTAAGGAACAGTGGAAAATGACCAGTCAACGATGCTTTTCTTCTGGAAAAGATGGTTAGCCAGAATGGTAAGGTCATTACCCTGATAGCCGTCAACGTCAAAGCTGTAAGCCAGATCGCGGATTACACTGCCCTTTTCCTGAACAAAAAGCGCGATGTTGGCAACGGCGATCGGCGGCACGTCACTTGATCCGTTAGAACCCTGCGAGCTGAAAGAAAAGGCTGAAGGCGTCAGCACCTTATTTTGATCGCCATTGATGACGTACTCGCCACCGGAAGTTAGCGCGACAAGCGATCCAACATCAATCAGATGGCGAATCTCATTCACTTGCCGGCCGGCATATGTGTAGATAATGCGGTCGTCGTCCTGCACTGGGTTGCTCTTTCCAAAGTCCTTGTAGTCGCCGGTGCGACTGGCCCATATGGTTTGCGGATATGACGTGGACGCAGCGAAGAAAAGGCGCTGACTGTAGTAAACCACAGTGCTCGGATAGCCATTGACGCTATTCCAGGCATAGCGCGCCCACTTGTAACTGGCTTTTGTGCTGCCAACAACGTTGGACGGGATCCGGGAAATGACTGTTGCCGTTGCGGTTGTTCCGGTAACAGCAGTAATGCGTGCCAGGCCAAATCCACTATGGAGGTATTCCCACTGAATCCCGGTATCGTCGGTGCCGGTTCCTCCCCATCCATCCCAAGCCATTCCGTCTGTATGTGATGGACGCAGCGTGCCGGTTTTGCCAGCAGTGTTAGCGCGGTAGTAGTTGCTTTCCGCCCGGCGAACGTCATTAATCGCCGTAGTTTTGCTTGTTTCCCAAACAGGCACAGCATCAACGGCCGGCTGTTCGAGATAGAAAAGCTTGCCGACCTGCTCGGCCCCAAAAATAGAGGAGCTTGCGGTTAGCGTAACCGTACCGGTTTCGGCGCTGGCGTAAACAGTAATTGTCTCATCAACGTTTATATCTTCGAATGGACCGTTTGCCGTCACAACATCGACGATCTGCCAATTGTCATGCGCATATCGGCGCAGCTCTTTCGGGGGATATGAGGGGTGCACCAGCGTCAGGACATCGGCGCTCTGCGTGAATTTTATGAGAAATAAGTCAGCTTCTGCATATGGCATCGCCAGTTCATAAATCACGTTGCTGCTGTTCAGCACATATGCGCCATCTTTGATAACGCGCATATAGTTATGACCGAACTCCAGCGCATACGTCTGTACCGTGGAAAACTGGAATGGGATCAACCGGCATTTACGGTCAGGGTATTTTGCGGCGCCAATAAACTGCGTGCCGGGGCGATTTTCAACCCCGCCGTATTGCCTGACGATAAAATTGTCGCACTTGCGCAGCGCCACCTGATACTTCGACATGTCAATTCGCCCGTAAAGCGACGGGCCAATTTCACCACCAGCGAAGCTTGGCTGAATCCAGCTGATAGCCATTATGACAACCTAGCGCAGGTAAATTCGCTGTCCGGCTGCGTAGGCTCCTGCGACTCATTCATGCTGTGGGAACCTGCGCTCATGATGACACGCCCGTACATGTTCAGTGCGTTATTGCCGAGATCTGCATTGCCGGTCAGCGCCATGTTGATGGCGGCGGATAGCCTCCATGCCAATGCCTCGGCGAAAATGGCGTCGTACATATTGACGTCAGTGACACGGCCGACGTATTTCATCCACGCCTCTTGCTGGTCGGCATAAATCAACTTGCCGGTACCATCCGCATCAGCACCAACTTCATACTGAACGCGCTGCGCAGCCGTAGGGTTACGCACGCCCGGAACCATAATTTCTATGATGCGAACACAGTCAGTTGGATAACGATAGGCGTACCGCCAGTCAGGTGGCGAGCTGCTAGTGTCGGCCAGCGCAATGCGCTTCGTAGCAAAGTTCCAGTCAAAGTCGGACAGCACGGAATCACGGCAGGCGTCAAAATGCAGGGAGCATTCGCCGGCCTCTTTGCTGGCTTCATTCAGTGAGTTGATGCTGCGGCTGTTTCCGATGTTACTTAGCGCACGGTTACAGATCTCGACGACGGATGCCATTAATCACCGCCTTCGCCGTAAAGAGTTTCAGCTGCGCTCTTCTGCTCCTGCTGACTGGCGGCGGAAATCGCCATATCAGTGATCTGCAGGCTGGCATCGTGGCGGGTGCCATCTTCGCTTTCGCGGGATGAGGTGCTTTTGATGATAGCGCGAGCAGTAATCATAACTTCCGAACCGACAGGTTGCGGAGTGGCGCCCAGCTTTTTCAGGGTGTCATTGTCGAGGTTGATGCACAGCCCCCAGGGGTAGTCGTCGCGGGTCTGGGTTTTACCGCTTTCGTCCTGGTATGTATCGGTGCCGGTTTTGAGATTTACGAGTTCCATATGCGCTCCGCAATAAGGGGCCGAAGCCCCTGGTCAACCCGTGGGTTAAATGCCCAATTCTTTGCGCTTATCAAAAATGCGCTTCTGCAACGTTTCCGCCTTCATGTTTCCCGGCTTCTCATTGAACAGCTCTTCGTACTGCTGACGAATGGCAGCGATATCAGCACTCGGTGCGCCACCCGGCTCGCCGTCGCCATCACCGCCATCACCATCTTTACCTGCAAGCTTCTCGTCATCACGAGTCTTTCCGCGCTTCAACTCCGCTTTCTTTTTGGCAGCTTTGGCCGCTTCATTGATCGGCTCCAGTGCGCCACCCGGCTCGCCGTCATATTCAACTTCCGCCCCCTCTTCCCATAACTGGTTATGGATATGAGAGAGGCGCAGCACGCGGTACTTTGCTTTTTCCTCTGACATTTAAAACTCCTTAACCAGTGATTTTGGAACGAACTGGGTAGTACGGCGTGTTGTTATCCACATCCAAGCTAATTCCGGAAGTAAATGCGCCGGCAGTCAGCGGGCCAGTGCCGACGGAGTAGTTAACACGCAGGTAGCGCAAGACGCCGGCCGGAACTTTCGCGGATACAACACGCTTTCCGGCAACCAGCGCAGAAAGCGCCAGCGCGCCGCTGTCATACAGAGTTGTCCAGGTTGAGTTATCCGGGCTGGTCTGCAGTTGAACGTTTACCGTCGCTGCCCCCGCGGCAGTAGCCGTGGTATTCACGTTGGCGAAAAACTCCAGCGGTTCACCGACTCCGATATCGCGGCGGGTGCCGTCGACTGGAGCAAGGTCAACCACATCAGTTGAAGCAGCGGTAGCAGTAACCGCCTGCGCTTCGGAGAACATCAACAGTTTGTCGAGGATCATCTTTGTCTCTCCAGTTAGCAGCCCGTTACCGGGCCGCTGGTTATAGGGGGTTAAACGACGCGCGCTTCGGTTTCCAGAATGGCATCAGTTTCGCGTATCGGGATGCCGCGGAATGCGGTCCACCATTCGCCCTCAGTCTCTTTCACAGAAAGGGCCAGAGAAGCCTTGTCCAGAGATTGCAGGTCGAGCGCCTGGGCAATGGTGCGGTTCATGTAGAACACCGGTTTACCCATTCCGCGGTTCGGAATGCGATGAAGCGCTTTAATCATCAGGGTGACGATATTCGCTGCGGAGCCAGCAACCGACAGATCGCTCACGTCAATGTTGGCGATACGCACCACATAGCGCCAGTCACGCAGGGATAGGCCGTTATCCCATTTGTAATGGGTACGATAACCCTCATAGCGGCCGCCACTGGCATCAATCAGGGTTTCCTGCCCTTTATCTTCCATTTGCAGACCAGCCTTCTGCCCTTTCGGGAAAATGCCATGTACGGTGTTCTCACCCCATACCACCAGCCAGATTGACGTGTTGTCTGTGCCGGTGCCGCCAGCGTCGATGATGTTCTGCCCGTTGCCTGCGGACTTGCTGGAGTAGCGGGAGGACAGACCCATGAACTGTTGCGGGTTAACGCTGGTATCACCGTAGAATAGGGTCTGCGCCATCTGCTGGTTCATGCCTTCAATGAAGGCGCGATCTTCTGACAGGCGGAATTCAGCGGTATTACCATTCAGATCGGCCAAGGACTTATCGACTTCAGCATAAGTCTCCAGCATGCCGACAGAGTCGGTAACCTGCACGGTGGTTGATTTGCTCGGCTGAACGCCGTAGTTCAGAAGGCGCCAGGTTGCTTGAGGCAAACCAGAGCGAATGGTTGTGCGGTGTCCGGTTGGAAGGTTGCCTTCAACGATCAGCATGTCTTCCAAGATCGGGTTAGTTTGGCCGAGAAGCTCGATAATTTTATCGATCTTACCGTTTGGATCTACGCGCTTACCCCAGTCAGCCAGCGTCAGCGCATTAATGCCTTTAACAGCCATGCTTTTTTCCTCTCTTATTTGCCATATAAAACTTCGGCAGCAGTACGCTGACCGCTTTCTTTGCCAGTAATCACGCTGTCTTCTGACATGGCGATACCGACCTTAACGAACGCCTTAACCAGCTCGGGGTGATTACCCAGACCGGTTTCATTCAGATACTCTTTCAGCTCCGGCGTGCCGAAGGTTTCCAGAGCGCGTTGCGCGGCGCTGATACTTGAAGTCAGCCTGTCGCCGCCGATCTCTTTGTCAGCCTTGACAGACTCAGCCCAGCCTTCGGTTTGCTTCTGCCAGGCTTCAGCCTGACGCTGCTGAACGCCGGCGAGAATTTTCGGGTATGCATCGACCAGCTTTTGCGCTTGCTCATTGGTCAGGTTCAGATCGCGGGCAACCGGCTCAAAGTCCTTTAGCGCTTCGGTGTCGAGTGACGCGCCTTCACTGACCTGAAACTCGTATTTCTCGGGAGCGCCTTCAGGCTTTTTGTCTTTCTCCGCTTTCTCGGCAGCTTCTTTTTCGGCTGCCAGCTCAGCTTCGGTTTTCTGCTCTTCTGGTTTCTCTGGTTCATCAGCAGGCTTTGCCGGGTCTCCTGATGACGGTTCATTACCAGTCGGTGCAGCAGGCTCTGTTGCTGGCGCGAATCCACTACCACCAGCAGGAGCTTCCGGAGCTGCAGCCTCGCTCATATAGACGGCGCCAAAAAGCTTTCTGAAAAGTGCATTACCCATATTCGTTACCCTTAAACGATGGTGAAGCCGGTAGGCACACCATTAGCCACGGTGATGGTCACCTGGCGGTTTACAGTGCCGATCGCTAGGATGGCGTTATTGGTTACTGGCACGCTGGCAATAACGGCGCCGCTTGCTACTGGTGCGATGGTTGCGGCCAGCTTGACGCTTGAGATCGCGCCATTTGTCACAGTAGCTGCGTGAGTTCCGGCAATTGCAGTGCCAGCAGAGTTCTGCATGGTGATGGCGTCGCCGTTGTTAATGGGCGCAATGGTCGACGCCAGACGAAGATACTGGAGGACGCCAGCGGATACCGCTGCTTGGTGAGATCCTGTTACAGCAACACCGGCTGATGTCTGGACAGTGACAGCACCGCCGTTATCGATCATTGCTGTGGTGTCAGGAAGATTGATGCCAGTAAGCACGCCTGCATTAGTAATGACTGATGCGCCGTTATGACTGTTCGCCCCGGCGCTATTGCGGACGGCGACAGAAACGGCATTAGCCAGCGCGGTGACAGAAGACGGCAATTTAACCCGGGTGATGACGTTACTCGCCACCACAGCGTTAACCGCAAAATCGGTATTAGTTGTGCCGTCTGAGCCATATAGCGCCACCAATGCCCCGTCGGCAACGGTGGCCTGATTGGCTGGCGGCGTGGTTTCTGCGGTACCCTTGATCATCGCCTGGTAGAAATCCCACCCACCCAGAGAAGGATCCACTGAAAGTGCGCCGTATGGTTGCCATCCGGATGCAATCAATCCGGGCATCATCTGCTCCAGCTCCATAAGGCTTGACGCATGGAAAAATCGCATCGCTTCAATCACTCTCTGCCTCCCCCCTGTCTTCAGCAGCTTCAGCTGCCATCTTCAGATACAGGTCAGGGCAGTGCTGCATAACACGCTGCAACAACGTTAGAGCAAGGTTGCGCCGCCCTTCATTGAAAGCTGTTACGTTCGGATCAACGGCGAAGCACACCCCGAAAACTTTTCCCTGCTCAAGCATCGACCAGACGATTCGCCTCCCCTGCTGGCTTTCCATGACGAAACTGATATCGTCGATTTCACGCTGCGCCAGATCACGCTGCTTGAGTTCGTTATCTGCCTTCAGTTTTTCGTCGTCGATTTCGCTCATTGCTGCCGCCCTGCCGCTGCGTTAGTAAGCGCTGTTAGCGCGCTTGGGTCGGTTGTCTGCGCTTCACTGAGAGTTTTTGCACTCTGTGCTGCGGCCATGCCCATCTGCATTGCCTGAGCTTGTTGCTGCTGCTGGGCGCGCTGCTGGCGAATCTGTTCAACCTGCTCCTGAGGAATGATGACAGTTGCTGATACGCCAGACATATCCGCAAAGCTGTCGATAGCTTGGTCAACATCGAGTTTATCCAGCGCCTCTGGCTTGACCTGTGCGAGTTGGCCGATGAAACCAACGGTTGATGAGAGGGAAGACAGACCGATGGATTTCTGTGCCTGTGCCATGACGCTGATGTACTCAATGCGCAGCGGCATTCCCTGCATTACGTCAGGTGGCGGCGGAAGCATGTTCTTGCGGACCATGATGCCGAAGGCGCGATCGATCAGTGGGTTCAGGCATTCATCGTTCAGGCGCTCCAGCACCGGGCCGAGCATCAGTAACTTCTCTTCTTTCATCTCGATCACCGCTTCAACCGGCATGGAGCGGGTATTGATGCTTTGCAGCATCATGAAGAGGTCAACAAAGAAAGCGCTGTTGATGATCTGCCGTGTATCTTGGATATCCGCCAATAATTCTGCGGTGTTTGGCTGCACCAGATAGGCAGGCTTAAACCCGTCCTGACTGGTCATCTGGTCGATATAGGTGATGTCTCCAGGTAGCAGCGACACGCGTTGGCTTTTCAGTGATGATGGCCCGACCATTGGCGGGTTGGTCGCCTTGTCGATGAGCTGACTCTTGCGCTTCTGCTCCAGTTGCAGGGCTTTTACCTGCCCTAGCGCCAGCATGCCCGGGCAACTGCTGCCATAAACGTCCTCACCGTTAACCTCCCAGCGAGGCGCCATAATCGGAAATTCGTCGAACCCGGATTCTCGCAGTAATTTATCGTTGTCGCCGCCGCACTCGTAGTAAACGGACTTAAAAGGCTTGTCTTTCGACAGCAGGCTGCCAGTATTGCGATCAATATTCGGGTAGACGGCGTGCATCACCTCAATCCACTGCTCATAGGTTCCGTTATCGAACATGCTTTTGACGCGGGAACTGACGTTGCTGATGCCGAATTTCTGCACTAACTGGCGCACCGTCATTGAGAATTTGCGGAAGCACGTATCGACGTTGCCGCGCTCAGAGTTAGCAAGATGGTAACTGCCGATCGGGAACATCTGAGTTCGGATAACATCTTCATCGTCGTCAAGTACCGCCATTGCGCCAGTGCTGTAGATTCCCAGACTGCTGTAAAGCAGGGGCAGTGACTGATAGAGGTTTGACCGGTTGAAGACCTCATTCATGCGGCGCTGCGTTGTCTCAAGCCACACCTTGACGGGTCCGTAATCCATCATGTCCGGATCTGGCGTAGCCAGCTTGAACCAAGGGCGGGCTGGGCTGGTTATGCCCGACATCATGCCGCTGGATAGCGTGCGGGCTGCAAGCCCACCGGTTGGATCAACTATTTTTGTATTGCGGCGCTCGTTGCGGTTGACATCTGTGACAAGGAATCTGGATCCGCGCGGGTTGATGAAATCACTAAGGTCACGCCAGTGCGACTCAAACGACGTTCGGTCGTTCTGGAGTTGTGCGAACTGCTTATTAAGGCGCTCTTTCAGAGTTTCAGCCATTGCCGTTATCCGTCCTAATCACTGGCCTAACAGCGTCTTGCCGCTGGTATTTGCGGTTGAGGTGTCGCCCTGTGCCCCCGTCAGCATTGTTGATCGCTGTCCGGCGGCCGCCCGGCGACGACGCGTTTCTTCATCGCGGGAACTGACGACGGCGGCATCCTGCTCTTGCGGGGCGGCCTGCACCTCTGGCGCTGACGGCACTGATGGAGTACTTCCGATGCACATAGATATAACTCCGGCGGTTTAAATTATTACCAATTTAAACACATAAGAATTATTTTACGTAGGGAGTTGACATAAAACAGAACAATTATTACCCTTTAGGTAAATCAAATCGTCGGCGAATTGCTGACACCGGGGAAACGAAAGCCGCCAATCGGTCATGAGGATTCGCGCCAGACGGGTCGAAATTGCGGCATCTGGCACACAACAGGTAAGGGCATTGTATTTTGGCTGGGCCATTGAGTTGGCTCAACGCCAAGATAGACACCAATGCAGTGCTCTTTCCGTTGTGGTGAATGCGCAGGCTGATGCGCTATCAAAGTGCGGCGATGCCAGTCCGTAAAACCGGGCCGTATCGCACCCATGCCGGAGATCAGCACCGGCCACCACAACCCAACTCGCAGCCAGCGGGTATCCAGAGCCAGAATTAGGCGGTGAGGGAAACCAACATTCCGCCGTTTTTTTATTCTCACACTTCATGCATACGGGTCGTAGTCAGTAATTGCCTTACCTTGCTTACCTTGCGGCCCTGACACGAACTGTTTTTTCACTACCGGGAAAGCGTAGGTCAGTACATATGCGTCGGCATTATTCGGCGACCGGCCTAGCGATTCCTTAACCTCTTCCTTGTCCTGTAAAATCTTCCGGCTGTCCTTCAGCCTGACTTTGTATTCCGGCGCACTTAATTCGTCGGCCAGATCCTGGCTATCCAGCTGTGCCCCCAGTTTCAGCGCATCCCTGGCGGATTTGTACATCTCAGCCCGCTTATTGCCCATCTCCGGGTCTGCCGTTCCGCCGCCGAACTGTATCAAGGTCCACGTGCGCCCCCAGTTATCGCCTACAGATTTCAGCCCAGTGCCATAGCCATAGTCGATAAACACTGCATCGGCGTGATACTGGTCTTCAAAATCTGCGATCACTTTTGCAAACCAGACGTCATCGGTGGTGCGCGGGTACTCACCCAGCTTCTTACAGTGCAACCCCTGTCGCAGGTAGATAACTGCCGGGTCCTTACCTTGGTGAGACGGATCGACTCCGATAACAACGGCGGCGTGTTGCACCTGCTCCGGTGTGATCACTCTGCCGACAGCCGGCTGAGTGAGTCCGGACGGAATAAACTGGTTCTCAGACGCATCCGGGAATACACCGCGCACACGGACTTTCACGAAGTCACTGTCTTCGCCGTAGTCTTCAACCCATTTGTTGAGCTGGTCTTTGTTCGTTCCCTCGACAGTGCGGCTGTCGATCTGCTTCGCCTTCCAGCGGTGGCGGTATTTGCGGAAACACTCGCGGAATCTTCCGGTGTTACGAGTTGGGTTACCGAACGCCACCCAGATAATTTCGGTATCTTCATCCGTCAGCGCCCCCTCGGCAACTTCCCATACCAGATCGGCAATGTTGGATGCTTCGTCGAATACCACGATTATGCGCTTGCGCTCGTTGTGTAGCCCGGCGAATGCCTCGGTGTTGTGCTCAGACCACGGAATTGCATCAGCGCGCCAGCGCTTATCGTGCCCCGGGTCGTTGCTGTACATCGCCGTTGCGGTGCAGGTGAACCAGTCTCTGGTGATCGCCAGATTCGACCATTTGATGATTTCCGGCCAGGTTTTAGTGCGTAGCTGGTTGTCGGTGTTAGCGGTCACCACCACCTTACAATCTTCGCAGGTGTCCATACCCCACTTGATCAGCATAGAGATGAACGCAGATTTGCCGATACCATGCCCGGATGCGCGCGCCAGCATAAGCGGCTGATAACGTGTTTCATGGTTTTGCAGGTGTTCGCCTATCTCTCTGAACGCCTCGGCCTGCCATGCACGCGGACCGGTGGCGTGAGCTATTTCACTACCCTCTTCACCCCACGGGAACGCATAAAGCGCATAGCCCAGCGGGTCATGAGTGAAGCTGGCGATATCCTCAATGAGTTGCTCTTCGTACGATGGCGCGGCGCTGGCGGTCATTTTCCACCATCCTGCACACGCTTCCGGGCGGCTGCCATCCTATCGGCGATAGTGACGGTGCCGGATACTTCCACGCGCTCCTTAAACGCCATGACATCGACGTGCTTACCGATAAGTTCGAGGTTCTTCACCTTGTCGGGCCACTTCACTTTTTGCAGAGTGGACTCGATATCGTCCTCACCATCTTTTCCGGCCATGCGTATGCGGTTAATGTCCATTGCGCTGAGCGACGTGCGCCATACTTTCGGCCACTGACTAACCGGTTTTAACCCTCCCTCCTCGTCAAGAATATCAATAACGTCCATCTGGTCGATCTCCACCAGGCGCAACAGGACATAATCAGCGCTGACGCGCAGGCGCTTGTTGCGCTCTTCCATCAGTTCAGCAATGCGCTTCTGCACGCGATCATCGCGCATGTTCTGACTTGCGAACTTGGCCGCCGTCTTGTGCGAGTAACCGGCATTAATCGCTGCCTGAGTCTGATTCTCCGGGCTTTTAATGTATTCCTGACAATATGCCTCCTGAACCGCGCTAAGCGGCCTGTACTGCGTAGATTTTCGTTTTGGGTTAGCGACCATTGATATCACCACCAAAATAGTTACCATTTTGGTAATGGTAACACGCAAAACAAAGCCGCCATAGTCGGCGGCCATTGCAAATTTTCCTGAGCTTTCGTGACATGTCACACTGATAATTTAGTTTCGTGCCAGCCATACATCACCCAGCAGCCGGCATCGCCGGAGTGTGGGCACGACGCTACAGGCAGCCGATCACCGCACTTTCCGCACTGGCGCCGACTGATGGATTTGATGCGCAGCTTCACCCGGGCATCATCCTGACGGATCAGCATTTGAATGTACTCGTCCATATCGTACGGCTCACGACCTGGGCGCCGGGCAGCGCAATTCCGCTGCAGCATTTCAAGTTCATCGGCGTCAAGATTCAGTTCGATTTTCTGAATACCTGCCACCCTCTTCCGCTCGCGCTCTGCGCGTTTGCGGGCCGCTGCCCGCTCACGTGTATCTGTCATGACGCGCTCACCATATTTGCAGGCATGTCCAGCCCGCTGGGCAAAAAGACTCAATATGATCGACAGACACATAGATGGGCTCATAAACGGCTTTTTCTTCGGGGCCGTATTCGCCTTCAAATATGGCTCTTGAGCATTGTGTCAACTTTATGAATCTCATGCCTCACCCCCTTCGCCCAGTAATTTTTCCGAAACCACATCAATTGCGTGTTGATATGCGGCTATCATTAACGGCGTCTCGTCCGTGGGGTTGTTGAAAGACAGCATTGTTTCAACCCCTCTCCTCCAGTGCGGGAGGAGATAGTTTTTCACGTATATTTCACGGCCGATAATGCATTCTTGGGACGCCTCGTTCACGTAAAATGCAATCTGCTGTATTGCTGGGTAATGAGATATACGGCTGTCAAATTCCATGATTACCCCCTTCGCTCTGAGACGTGCGATCAAGGCGGTCAATTTCAGCAAGAATTAGAGCTGCCGCTTTGACAAGCGAGCGGCGCGGCCCAGGCGTGAATTTCAGCCACTTCAAGTCCCAAGGCCACATCTCGCTCGGTGCAATATGCTTATACTGTTGACCTCCGTATGACTGAGCGATATGCAGGATGTAAGTGGCGGCAGCGAATGACATTTCAAAACCGACATGCTCATCGTCATGTTCCGGCGTCCAGCCTTCTGCTGTCATCTGCCGCTGGCGCTCTGCTATTACGTCTCGTACTGCTGCGCTAACTTGGTCGGGCTGGGGAGCGGCGGCGAGCATCTTGCAATACTTCGCAATCATCGACTCAAACGAGCCTGTCATTCCGAGTACCAGCATCATTGCCTCGGTCGGCTCGACAGGAACCAGCTTCCAGCCTTCCGGTATTACCGGAGAGTTGGCAGGCTGGAGCAAAGACCGCAGTGCGTGACGAGGAATAGCTGCCCATTGCAGCGCCGTGTTGGGTAAGTCGTCATATTTGTCTGGTAGGGTGTTTTCAATTTCATCCAGCCAGTCTGAGAGTTTTGCAAAAGAATCCCTAGGAGCGGTAACGCACTGCTCTCCATCTAATTCACACTCACAACTATCATCAGCAAGCTCGAACGCTGACGCGCAAACACCCAGCAAAAGCCCAATAACCCGGCGGTGTTCCTCAGTTATGCCGCTAACAGGCAAGGTGTAAGTATTATTTACAGGTTCAGTGGTGCTCATTCAGCACCTCCCGTTGTCGGATTGGCAACACCCGGGTCACGAACATCCGCGCGTAGCACCAATTCACGTCCGTCTTTGAGCGTGAAAACAATATCCCGGCCATTATGCATTAGGCTTTCAGCAACAGCGCGATATGCCATATCAGTCACATCGGTCTTCTTACCTATCCACATGCCCTTTTCTGTGTTGATGGTGCCGTAAAAGACCTGCCCGGTTAACGGGCTTGCGCCCATTGTTTTTATCTTGCTCACGCTTCACCCCCTTTGCCACGGGGAGCGGCGGCAAGAACTAATTCACACCCCCACGAATTCAGCGCACATACGTCACCGTGGTTATAGTTGACCACATTTATTTCGGGGAATCTGTCGATTATTTCCAAAGGAACTGGCACGCAATCGTCAGGTATTGTCGGAGAGTTTGCAGCAATGGCGGCGCGTTGCTGCCACGCAATCCAGCCGACACCCATAGCAAAATCCATATAATCCGGGTTTTTCTGGTCGCCGTTCTTGGCGCGGCGGGTGTCTAAAGTTTCGCCAAGGCGGCCGGAAATGAATGCCTCATAAGTTGCGCGTTCGGACTCAGTCAACGCATCAGGTTGGCTTACAGGTTCAGTATTGCCCAGTTGTTCGGAATTACCGGACAACTGACCCGCGCCATTTGACTGTTGGAGCATGGCAGCGCGGCAGGCATTCCAGCCTGCGTAATAGTCATGCACATTCCCTGTGGGTTCATAAGCGGGTGGCACCGCTGGTGCTGTCGGGGCTGCGTAGACTTCAAGCAATCCATTCTGAATGGGAAATTCGCCGCGCTTACAGTAGTCGGTAGTGGCCTCAACCTCTCCATCCACAATGTGGAAAGCGCCCACAGGCTCTTGCTGCGCCTGACGTAGCGCCAGCATTGCCAACTCAGTTATTACAATCATATCGTGCGGCGGGATATGCGCGGTCAACCCACACGTTTTCTGCTGCGCGGCGTATGCTGCGATGTGTTGCAGTTTTTCTAAGCTGATATTCATGCTGTACCACCTTTTAATAAATCAATTCCGGATTGGGTAGGAGTCCACCCACGAATAGCAAATGAGTAACTGACCAGACCACGGCGCGCCAGTGCATTGCCGGTTGAGTTAGTCGGGCTACGTGGCGTGTGACGCCCTGAAACCGCGGCATCAAGAAACTGGAGTTGCGCGTAAGTTAGTTGTTTAGCCATTTATGCCTTCTCCTGCGTTGCCTTTCACCGCTTCGGCTTTCTTCTTGTCAATATCCCATGCTGTAGCCAGTGCGCTTGTCACCTGACAGAAACCATGCTTTACCTGCACTTTTGCATGCTCTCCAGCCGGGTTAATCATCTCAATGGTTGTCAGCTCACCACCGCTTTCATGGTCAGGGTAAAACTGGCTCACCTCGCTCGTGTCGATGATTACTGAGCCTGTCGCCGTATACATTTTCAGTTTCAAGATTGCACCCCCTTCACCTGCTCAGACTGGCTGCGGAGCTGGGCGGCAAAAAGCGGAGCTTGTTATCCTGCACATCCTCGGCGAACGCTCATAACGCACCGGTCGAACAGATTGACCAGCCGATTTACACCAAAATGGCACTGAATATCGGCGCCAGCGGGGTAATAGTGAATTGCCCCGCGATTTAGTGCCCGCCGGGCGCTGATAGCGCCGCCTGATGCCAGACGCTGCACTATCGGCTTGACAGTGCTTCTCGCTTTCCCGATGCGATCGGCAATCTCTGTAACCGTCGCCCCCGGATTTGTTTCGATGAACGACAGAATCTTCTGGAGCGTTTGTGATTCTGTATTTTTCACAATCAATCCACCCACCCACCAGCAGTGAGAATATCGATGAGCTTTTCGGTTTGGGTTTCACGGGCGGCGGCATCGGCGGCGGCACGGGCGGCACGGGCGGCATCGGCGGCATCGGCGGCATCGGCGGCGGCATAGGCGGCGGCACGGGCGGCATAGGCGGCATAGGCGGCATAGGCGGCATAGGCGGCGGCATAGGCGGCGGCATAGGCGGCGGCATAGGCGGCATCGGCGGCATAGGCGGCATAGGCGGCGGCACGGGCGGCATTCAACTCCTCATCAGTTGCCTGCCCGTCAGCATGGCGCCACGCTACATCCAGCGCATTGCGGCTACGTTCGTCTGTCATCAAATGCTGCACCTGACGCGCACACCAGATTGCGTATTTCCGCCAGAGGTTCTGATGCTCCGGCCGAATTCGTAACGCCCAAATTGCGTCAGAAATATATTCAGCAGTCACGACAGATGCGGCAGCAAACTGCTCGTCATCAGCGAGATTCAGAATTTCTTCCGGCAGCTCGTCGGCACCATCGATATCTTCATCGTTAATAAGTTCATCACACTGTTCGGCAGTGATTTTCCCTCGGGCACACAGTGCGCGCAGGAACCCGTCCTTGCACGCGCCGGCATCCAGAATTTCGTTCAGTGAAACTGTAATCATGTTACCCCCATTAACCCATTTAAATTATTGATTTGTTTGATTTAAAATCAATTACACTTAATACCCATGCCATGCCGCGCGATAAGGATTGCGTCAGCGATAGCCTGCCCTTTTGCTTTCTTGTCCAGTTCTCGCAGGGACGGGTAAAGCTGAATCGCCCGGCTGCGTGAGGCGTCCTTGTCGGTGCCGATTAACCCGGCTGATTTCTTCCATGCCTGAGGCGTTACCAGCGTGTACGGAATGCCGATCCCCATCAGCAGACCTTCGATAACGCCAACTGAGTGACCAAAACTGAACATGCTGGCCGTCCCCTGTCCGGGCATCGCCCCGACATGCTCCAGATACGCGTGTTTAATCTCGCCCTGCTCCTGTAGCCAGAATCCTGCATGAGAGCCATTTACACGCGTTTTATTACCAAGCCTTAGTGTTGGCATAGGTAACACTGAAAAAACGCCTCCTGATGCCGTTAGCGCGACAATAGCGCCGCTGCAACCAGGATCTATCCCGACAACAAGCTCAGACATGGTAATACTCCGTAATTTATTACCTTATTGGTAATATTGATGCCTGTACGAATAAATTTCAAGGCATAATGTGATTATTTTTACCGTTTTGGTAATACATCCGGACGCAGCTAACCCACAAGACCGTTTGCTTTGCGCCTCAGGTATTCCTGGTGCAGCCACTGCGCCGGGGTGACTGATCCGAGCATTGCGGAATTTGGCATGTACCTGAATCCCACATCCCGGTCCGGCTGCGGATTTACCTGCATGGGCTCAGTCTTCACATCCAGTGCGGCCACCGGGTCCGGGATTTTCTCACCCGCAGCGACCTTCTTCGCCCACTCATCGAGTTTCTTCTGAGCGAATTTCTCAACCTCCGCTTCGCTGAGGCAACGCTGATACATCGCCCGGCGCGTATCGCAGACAATCCAGTACAGCACGGGGTGGCGCCACGGGAAACGCTCTGCCCCGCCGGTGTGTAACCCTTTTTCCTTCGCGTAACGGTGAAACTCGCCCATGACGTCCTCAATCCCGATGCCAAGCACGGTAGTGCCGTCCTTGCACCATGAGACGAATTTACCCGGGGACGGAAGATACGGGCTGTCCTGGCGCCTCGCCCGCTTCATCCCGGCGTTGACCTGGTCCATTGTTGTGATCCCATTTTCCATGAACGCCTTTGTCCATTGCCTGCGGAATTCGTCAAGCTGGTGCTGTTCCCTGATGGTCGCCATGCTGGCCGGGAACGTGGCCTGCAACTGACTGAAAAGCTGATTGAAGATATGCGCCACCTGGGCGTTTACTTCAGCTTCTCCGGTCATCACCTGGGCTTTCTGTGCTGGCGCTGACTGGTATCTGTCGTATTCGCTGAGCAGGTCATGAGTGGTTTTCATTGTCGAGTACCCCGTTTATCCAGTCTGTGTTATTCCAGTCCAGCGCCGGGCGATGACTGCTGTGCGTTGGCTGTCCTGCCTTGAGTTCAAACAATCCCCGCCAGCCGTTCGCCATGCTCTGCTGCACGATCAGCATCTGCGTCTGTGGGTCGCCACCAGAAAGGTTTATCAGGTTTGTTATCGCGGCCCCCTCGCTGCGCTCAGTTGGTTGATATGACTTGTACCGGTTCTCGCGGCGATATGCCTTCCACTCATCCCATGCTGCAGCGTTTAGTCGTTCCGGGTACGGATAAGATTTAACCTTCCGTTCTTTTGGGGGGGGAGGGGGGGTTATATCTTTTATATCTTCTTCTTCTTCTAACTCTGGTAACGCTTTTTGAAACGCTGATGTAACGCCATCTGTAACGCCATCAGCGTTGCTTTTTCCACCTTTACCACGGTGTTCTGTAACGCGTCTGTTTGTAACTATTCGTTTTTTCGATGATTTTCCGTTGTGTCTATCAAAGTTGGGGAAATACAGCTTCCCATCTTTCTGATAGAGCCAGCCAACAGTTAAAAGCGCATCGGCGAAACCTGAAACGAAACTTATTCGATCTAGTACGCTTTTTGTAACGCTGCCAGCGTTACCGTCAATTGTTTGCTGATCAGCCCACGCCCATATCCGCACCAACTTTCCGAGAACGGCATCCGGGTCGATATTTATGATTTCTGCGATCTGGAAAATCTCTGGCTTGTCTGGCGTGATGACCTCGATCTTGATCCAACTAATAGACATATGCGCATCACCCCATCGTTTTGATCATGTTTTTCAGTATCCGGTAGTCGATACATACCGAGCCCGGATAACGATAAATACGCAGGAGGCGCCAGCGGAGGCGCAAGGCTGCTGTTATGTGGTTTTCCATGATCGCCCCTTTATTCGCATAATCCGTATCGAGATGAACAAACAGAGGTGTCCAAACTGGCCTTTACCAGATCGAAAACCTTGCCCCCCCTTCCGGTTTTTGCCCATTCGACAACGTCATCAACGCCGGGGATGCGAAATTCGGTCAGATAATGCTGATATGCAGCCTCGATTTCCGAAATTTTTGCGCCGATGTCGGTTGGAATAATGATCGTTGCTGACTGGCTCATGCAGCCTCCTTCGCTTTGCGAGCGGCCTTTAGTCTTTCAGAGCGCAGCTTTGCCTGACGCCTGGCACGCTCATGGTTGCATTGCACGCACTCTCCGCTCAGTGTGTAACGCTCACTGTCATGCCCGTGCGAGCATGCGCGCCCGGTATAGAACCTGTTCAGCCCCTCATCAAGCGCCTCTCGCTGTGTAATTCGCTTCATTTGATTTCCTCTTTGCTATTTATCTTTGCTAATTCTGCATCAGAACGCGAAAAGATCAACCAAAAATGAATTTTTATTACCAATCAGATAATGGACATAAAAAAGCCGCCCGAAGGCGGCAAGGGACTGCATGGGGTGGGGCGGGATTACGAATAAAAAAACAGGATTAGTGGCTCGCGACGGGTCAGCCAGCCACGACTTTTACATGCAAGGAAAATCCGGTTCATCAGCTTGCGAGATGGGATTTTACGGCGCCCTGTCAGGTGCGTTTGTATGTAGTGACTTGTTGTACCTGAGTCGCTTGCGAACTGATTTCGCCCGCTCTCATCAAGTCCAAGCCAATGCGCCTTAAAGTCAAATCTGTCGGGCTGAGGTTGCACGATTGCGTTCATTTTTTTGCGCTCCGAGTAGTCACTTACACACAGAATATTACCGTATAGGTGAGGATTGCAACATTGATTACCTTTTAGGTGCATTTACCAATCGGGTAATATCTTTTTAAATTAATGGAATAAACAATTCTTTTGCGAGAAATATGGACATGAAAAGCATTTATGACATACGCAGGGAGAACCTGCAGGAAGTTCTTAGGGCTGCATTCGACGGGAAGCAATCAAGACTGGCTGAACGACTAGAAATACAGCCAAACCTGGTAAGTCGTTGGGAAAACGGAAAGAAGAACATCGGCACAGCGTCGGCCAGGAAAATAGAACTGGCCGGCAGGCTTCCGCAGGCATGGATGGATACAGATCACGTATTGTCTCGCGCAGCCGGGGAAACGAAAAACCAGGGCGAACCAACATCCATCGGGATGATAGCCGCCGCGAATCTATCGCGATGGATGGCAGAGCATAGAAGGTTGAATTCTCAACAGCGCGTTGCCGACGCATCAGGAGTCAGCCAGGCGACGATAAATCGCATGCTGAACAATGAGGCCAGTATCACGCTGAATAACATGGCGGCGATAGCTGAGGCATTCGGCAGGCGTCCGTATGAAATGATTATCGCTCATGATGACGACAGCATCATCCAATACGACCACACCCAATATGCGGCGCTACCGGGAATTGAGAAAGACAAAATCCATTCGTTTATTGAGTTCATTCTGCAACAGAATCGCTAATTACCAATTTGGTAATTTTTTCTCACCACACCTATTGACTCGCTCTTCTTCATGGCGGATTATTACCTAAAGGGTAATCGATACTGATTGCCTGTAATGCCAGGTTTAACTGGCGCTTTCATGTCATGAATTATTACCAAAAAGGTAATTAAAGAGTATTCGTATGTCATGGCGATTCATTAATGGCTGGTACTGCATAACGGCGTGTGGGCTGGTGAGCGGTAAATTCCTCACGCTACACGAAGGCATTGAGTGGGCGTTTACAGCTAAAGCCGCCCGCAATGCAGCAGAAAACATGGGGGTGTGATGTGGGTGATTTATCGGTAATTGAAATTAAAGCGGAGCAGGCGCCTGTTCTTTACGTGCCGGGTGGACTCGATGTTTATCTGGATCAAATCCGAGCTGCTGTGAATGAGGTTCCGGACCTGAGCACAAAGAAAGGACGTGACCGGGTAGCATCACTGGCGGCTCAGGTTTCACGCAGTAAGACGGCTATCGAAAAGCCTGGTAGAGAATATCTCAAACGGCTGAAAGAATCGGTAAAGCCAGCAGAGGTAGAGATAAAACGTTTTGTTGATGCCTGCGACACGCTGCGCGATGAAGTTCGGCGCCCGCTGACTGAGTATGAGGATACGGAAAGGTCGCGCGTTGCCACCCTGAATGAGCGGCTTGATGCACTGCGCAGCACTGCCACCGTATTAGATGAGCTCGGAAAATTGCTTCCAACGGAGGCAATAACCTGCCGCCTGACATTCGCCAAAGAAACCGTGATCAATGAATCATGGCAGGAGTTTACCGCCGAAGCTGGCGTAGCGAAAGATGCCGCGATCGCCAAGCTGGAGTCTGCACTGGTTGAGGCGCAGAGGCGTGACGCGGAAGCGGCTGAGCTGGAGCGCCTGCGGCAAGAGCAGGCAGCAACGGAGCAACGTCAGCGCGAAGAGCAGATCCGGCGCGATGCGGAGGAATCAGCGAAGCGTCAGGCAGAAGCAGAGGCGCAGGCCAGAATTGACGAAGCAAACCGTGTAGCCAACGAGCAACGCTTAGCACTGGAAGAATCCGAGCGCCGCCGTGTGGCAGCGGAGCAAAAGGCAAAACAGGATCGCATTAACGCCGAAAACGAAAAACAGGCAGCTATTGATGCAGAACGTTTACGCCAGCAGCAGGCCGAGCAAGCGCGGCAGGAAGAAGCGAGGCGCATTGCAGACGAAGAAGCCGCCCGCGCTGCTGATTTTGAACACCGCCGCACAATCAATCGCAACGTTATTGCCGATCTGATTGCAGCCGGCCTTCCTGATGAACTCGCAAAACAGGCTGTTCGGGCAATTGCTTCCGGAAATATTCGCAACACGGTTATCAAGTACTGATCGGGGGCGTTATGTCTGATTTCAATTTCCGCAGTCGACTCGATGAAATACTCGACGCGTACGAAGTACGGTTGGCTAATGACCCTCGCGAGCGTGGACTTCTTAGCAGCGCGGTTAAAGCCGAACTGCTGCGCCAGAAACTCCACGCGCTGCGCTCGGCGTTCCGAGAATCATTCCCCCATGACGACCAGGGCGTCGTCATCGCAATGGCTGAATCTGATGCCGTCGAAAAAATGATGATAGACGCACAGATCGAACTGGTAACGCATATGTGCAAAGTGCGCCGGGCGCTGGAGATGGAAAATGTACTCTGAGCCGCTGTATATGCCGCGCCAGCACGGCGCGATAGAGCACATAGAGTGCCAGCGGTGCGGCCATGTAACAAGGCTGACGATCACGTATTTCGACGGTGATTGTGATGTTGGTGAAATCGGTAACTGCTGGTGCTGCGGCGCCAGCCTGGATGATGGGGGTGACGATGAATCCGGGAATCCATTACGACCTCAGCAATGAGAGTTATCACGCTGGGGAAGGTGTGAGTAAGTCGATGCTGGACGTGGTTGCAATTAACCCAGCGCTGCTCAAGTGGCAGCGCGCCGCGCCGGTAGACACTGAAAAACTGAAGGCGATGGATATGGGTACTGCCTTGCACTGCCTGCTGCTGGAGCCTCAAGAGTTCGATAAGCGCTTCATTGTGGCGCCGAACTTCAATCGCCGCTCCACCGCTGGCAAAGAAGATGAAGCCGCATTCCTGCGCGATGTTGAAGACATGGGAATGACAGTCATGGATGCAGATCAGGGGAGAAAACTCAACCTGATGAGAGATAGTGCTATGGCTCACCCGGCGGCACGCTGGATGCTGGAGGCGGACGGGTATAGCGAGGCATCTATGTACTGGACCGATCCGGAGACAGGCGAGTTATGCCGTATTCGCCCTGACCGCTACCTGAGCCAGCACCCGGTAATCGTTGACGTGAAAAAGGTCGCCGATATGGAGCGCTTCTCCCGGCACGTCGAAGAGTTCCGCTATCACGTGCAGGACGCGATGTATCGCGAAGGTTTTAAGCAGGTTACAGGTGAGACCCCCGGATTCTTTTTCATTGCAGTGAGCGAAACCATTGATTGCGGGCGCTACCCGGTGCGCGTGTTTGAACTGGATGCGCAGGATATCGACACCGGGAATGCACTGTTCCGCCTGGATCTGAATACCTATCACAAGTGCCGCCTGTCCGATGAATGGGGCGGCGTGGAAATTATCAAACGCCCGGAATGGGCACGGAAACAGGACGCTTATTTATGAGCAATGAAATGACTTTAACCACCCAGGCTAACGCCACTGTCGGCACTGCTGCGGCGATTTTCAGCCCAGAGGGCATGAATCAACTTGTACGTTTTGCAGAACTGATGGCGCAGAGCAAAGCGACGGTGCCGGCCCACCTAGCCGGCAAGACTGCTGATTGCCTTGCAGTAACCATGCAGGCCGCGCAATGGGGCATGAACCCGTTTGCCGTGGCGCAGAAAACGCATGTAGTAAACGGCGCGCTGGGCTACGAAGCGCAGTTGGTAAACGCGGTTGTTTCCTCCTCCAATCTGCTGGCAACCCGTCTGAATTATCGCTGGGATGGCGACTGGTCGAAAGTGAACGGTAAGACCGACAAATCACCGACGCTTACCGTAACCGTGTCGGCAACAATCAAAGGCGAGCCTTCTCCGCGCGAGCTGACGATCAGCATGGCGCAGGCCGGTGTGCGCAACTCACCACTGTGGGAACAGGATCCGCGCCAGCAACTGGCTTACCTCTGTGTTAAGCGCTGGGCGCGCCTGCACGCTCCGGATGTGCTGCTTGGCGTTTACACGCCGGATGAACTGGAAGAGAGCCGTCCACGAGTTGAGCGTGACATTACGCCGCCATCCAGCAATGCCGCCGGAATGAACGCGCTGATTAACGGAAAAATCCCTGGGCCGGACCATGAAGAAAAAGCGCACACAAAAAAAGAAGAACGCAGCCAGGATGACATCCTTACATCCTTCACAGAAGCGGCGAGTAACGCAGAAAGCGTCGAAAAACTCGATTTGATTTTCAACGGCGGTGTTTGGCGTGACGGTAAAAAAAGACCGGGTGCATGCGATGCCCTTTCTGACAAATGGCTTGAGATGGCGACAGATGTTTACGAAATCCGCAGAAACGAGCTGCTCGATATCCCGATGTAATAACCACCGCGGCGCCGGGCGCGGCGCCAGATATGAGAGGTATCTATGAAAGGTGCATTTGGCAAAAAGGAACTACTGGCGGTGGTACCTGTTTCAATGAGCACGATAGACAGAATGGAGAAGAGCGGGGAATTTCCCAAGCGATTCTGGATTACAGACAAGCGCTGCGCGTGGAACGCGGATGAGGTTGAGCGTTGGCTCGATGAGCGTCAAGCATCCAGCCCGACTGAGTTCACCGGGAAAAATCCGCCTATTGAGCAACGGGTATTTCGTCCCGTAAGTGGCTCAGTACGGGGTGATTTATGACTAACGCCCACGATGACATTAGCGTAGGAGATGTAACGCTGGTTTACTCGGCGCAGCGTCGCGGGTGGATTATTCCGGGCGGACTGGTTATTCAGAATCCGATCAAGGTGCAGCGCTTAGCTGAGAGACTGAAAGATAAAGTGGTGACGGCATGAAAGAAACCGGATTGATTTTCAACAGCGACATGGTGCGGGCGATTATTGATGGTCGCAAGACGCAGACGCGGCGCATTGTTAAAGGATGCGAAGGCGCAGCGGCATTCTCCCCAGAATGGGATATCAAAAATAACGAGTTTTTTGCTGTACTCGGAGAGAAAGATCATACCGGAATGAATCCAGTGCTGGGGGCTATTTCCTGCCCGTTCGGAGCTGTCGGCGACCGCATCTGGGTACGGGAGACGTGGCAGGCTATCTATGACCACACTGACGAGCATGGGTACGTTGAAGAGCGTTGTTACGCAAAAGGCATCCCCAAGCAAAAACATTACTGGAAGCCTGTTTTCGCCGAGGCATGGGGAAATGAAGACCATGAAAGCCGAGGGTTTCCCTGGCGCCCGTCAATCCACATGCCGCGCTGGGCATCTCGAATCACGCTGGAAATTACTGGGGTGAGAGTGGAGCGGCTGAATGATATCAGTGAGGATGATGCGCGAGCGGAAGGGATCGCTGACGGCGGATGCCTCACGTGCGGCGAGCCTCATCCAGACGCAACTGATGCTTTCGCTCACCTCTGGCAATCAATCTATGGGGAAGAGAACTGGTTTGCCAACCCGTGGGTGTGGGTGGTTGAATTTAGACGTATAGACGGTGGTGTAGCATGACAGGAAAATATACTCTGATTTATGCTGACCCACCCTGGCAATACCGAGATAAAGCAGCAGACGGAAAGCGCGGCGCTGGGTTCAAATATCCTTTGATGAGTTCCCTTGATATCTGTCGCCTGCCGGTGTGGGAGGTGGCCGAAGAAAACAGTCTACTGGCAATGTGGTGGGTGCCGACTCAACCAATGGAGGCGCTGAAAGTTTTGGAAGCTTGGGGCTTTCGCCTCATGACCATGAAGGGATTCACCTGGAATAAGTGCGGCCGGCGCCAGGCCGACAAGCTTGTGATGGGCATGGGCCACATGACACGAGCAAACAGCGAAGACTGCCTTTTTGCTGTGCGTGGAAAACTCCCGACCCGGCTGGATGCCGGGATAGTCCAGTCATTCACGGCGCCACGGCTTGAGCATTCATGCAAGCCAGATATTGTTCGAGAAAAGCTGGTGCAAATGCTGGGCGATGTGCCGCGCATAGAGCTGTTCGCCCGCCAGTCATCGCATGGCTTCGACGTATGGGGTAATCAGTGCTCTTCTCCGGCGGTTAAGCTGCTGCCAGGCTGCGCGATTGACGTCGTTAAGTCGGAGACAGCATGACCGCCGTAACGCGGTACACGCTGGCGGCTCGCATCGCCGATCTGGAATCGCGCCAGCGGTCGCTGAAAGAGGATTTCCAGCTTGAAGCTTACCGAATGTTGATGCGAGGCGAATGCCTGCATGACTGGTCATGTATCGGTAGTGATGGGGAAAATAGCTATCGACAGTGCAGCAAGTGCGGAGATATTGATAAGGCGTGACATGTCACGCCTGCTTTGACATCCACGCGTCAAGCCTGGCTGGTGAGAACTGGATAAGGTCGTAATGCTCACCGGCGATCCACGAATCAATCATATCTGCCCACTGCTGCAACATGTACGCGCGCTGCCTGGCGTATTCGGCCTTGTTGTAAACTGACCTGACACCGCGCTGCTCATGCGCCAGCGCCTTTTCAATCCAGTCTGATGGATACCCGGCCTCATGCAGCAGCGTGCTGGCGGTGCGCCGCATGTCATGCACAGCGAAGTGTTCGAGGTTATATCCTGCCGCCTGCGCTGCTTCCACTGTGGTGGTGATCAGCCTGTTCAGCGCGGAATTGGATAATGGCCTGATCACTGAGTAACGCCCGGGCAAAAGGTATTCACTTCCACCAGCGCACATCTGCAGGCCAACCATCAGATCCTGCGCCTGTCTCGGAAGGTAGATAACGTGCGCCCGGCTTCCCTTCATCCTGTCTGAAGGTATGACCCATTCCCATTTCTTGAAATCGACCTCTTTCCAGGTAGCATTGATGAATTCGTTTTTACGTACCATCGTCAGCAGCACAAGTTTAAGAGCCAACTTCATCGTAGCCATTGCAGCGACGGTATCGAGTGTACGGAAGAAGATACCTACCTCTTCTGGTTGCAGGCACCGATCGCGCGGCTTGAACATGGCGATCGACGAGGGTTTGATGTCAGATGCAGGGTTGAATAGTCCATGACCTCGGTCATTGGCGTGACGGTATACGCTGCTGATTATCTCCCTAGCCTGCACTGCCGTCGCCCGGCCGCCGCGTTCGACAATTCTGTCACACAGATCGCGCACCATCGATGTGGTGATCTCCGCCATCATTTTGTTTCCCAGTACCGGCATTATATCGCGCTCGATTACTGACTCTTTCATGGTGCGGGTGCTGTCTGCCAGAACGATATGTTTCATGTAGTGGTCGGTATGTACCGCGAATGTCTCGGCACCACGGATCTTTTTAATACCGTCGCGCTTGGCGGCGGCTGGCGACTGGCCTGCTTTCAGCAGCTTTTTGGCGGCAATTAATTCCTCACGCGCTTCCGCAAGGCTGATACCGTCACGACCGTACTGACCGATGACCAGTGTTTCCCGGCGCCCGTTGATGCGATAGTCATAGCGAAACGAGACAGAGCCCGACGTGAGCACAGCAACATACAGCCCATCGCGGTCCGAAACCTTGTATAGTTTCTCCTCCGGCTTGAGGTTTTTCAGTTTTGTATCGGTAAGCAC